GGAGTATGAAGACCAAATCTAAAACAAAGAATAAACGTAAGTTCCCCCCAGTTCCTAAAACAAAGGGTGGAGTACCTACGAAATATGTGCGTGGGGCTAAAAACCCCAAGGCAAGAGAAGCTGAAATAAAAAGAACAGCTAAATTGTATAGAGAAGGTAAGCTAACTCCTGCAATGATGAAGAAAATAGACAGAGATAGGAGAAAAGGATAATGAGTAGAGCAGCAGTTATAGATAAATATCACAAATCTAGTGGTATTTCTAAATCTACATTAAGTAAAGTCTACTCACGTGGACTGGCAGCGTATTTTTCTGCAGGTTCTAGACCTAAAGTATCACAACATCAGTGGGCTGCAGGGCGTGTACGCTCTTTTGCTACTGGAAAAGGTGGTGCGAGGAAAGCTGATAAGGATTTAATTGGCGGAAAGAAGAAAAAAACTGCTAAAAAGAAGAAATGAGAAAAGGATTGTACGCAAATATCCATGCTAAGAGGAAGCGTGGAGAAAAAATGCGAAAAAAAGGGTCTAAAGGAGCACCTACATCTGCACAATTTAGACGTGCAGCACAAACTGTGCGTAAAAAATAGGGGGGAAAAGCAAATATGAACAAACTATGGACACAATGGAATAAACTTAACAAGAATGTTAAGATTGCCATCATTGTTGTAGCAATTATTGCTATAGGATGGATGGTTAAATGAATCCAAAAGATATGAAATTTAATGGTAAGTCCGATAACCGTAACAATCGGACTACCAATTTTAAACTAGATACAGCAAAAGCTGACCTAGATAAAGATGGTAAGCTATCCTCTTATGAAAGAGCAAGAGGGATGGCAATTCAAAAGAATATGAAAAAGGCGTAATGGCATACGGAAGTAAAAAAAGAAAACCTAAAGACAAAACTGTGATTATGATAGCAGTAGGTAAAATGAAACCTAAAAAAGATGGCACTAAGCGAAAGAGAAAAAAGAAAAAAGTTTCTTAAAAAGCATGGTCTTTCTAGATTCAATAAAGCAGTTAGGACCACTGAAGGTGGTAAGAAAGGTAAGGTCGCTATACTCGAGGGTGGGAAGCCCCGCCTTATTCGCTTCGGTGACGCTTCTATGGGTCACAACTATTCCGCAGAAGCTAGGAAATCTTTTAAAGCACGTCATGCAAAAAACATTGCAAAAGGTCCTACCAGTGCCGCTTACTGGGCTAATAAAGTTCTTTGGTCTGGTCCAGGGGGGAGTACAAAAAGTCCTCCTAAGTCTCAGAAACATGTTAAAGGCCGTAAGTCCAAAGGGTAATGTATACAAAGCAGTCAAAGGAACAGAGGCTGTAGAGATTATAGAAAACAACAGAGATGAGTAAAGAAAGCAAATACTCTAATAATGTTAGAATCATTGAAGAGTTACAGAAAGTAGCAGATGCAGATAATCAAAAGAAACAAGCCATTAAGTCTTCTAAAAAAGCAGCAACTGCAGCACTAGGTAGCGTAGTATTAAATACTCCTGTTGTAAAAAATGTTAAAAATAAAATAGAAAATGCTATTGGGAAGATTCCTTTTAGTGATAATATGTTAGTAGGTTCTAATAAATTAGGTTTAAAACTTGGTGGAAAAACTTATAACAGTTCTTTTACAGTTAATAACAAAGGGGAAACGAGTTTAAACTTATCTAAATCATTTACAGAAAATTTAAAAACAGAATTATCTGCAGATAAAGATAAAGTCAAAGTAGGACTAAAGTTTGATTTTTAATGGCTGACCCTAAGAAAGGTACAGGCAAGAAACCAAAAGGTTCGGGAAGAAGATTATATACAGATGAAAATCCTAAAGACACTGTTAGTATTAAATTTGCAACACCAACGGATGCAAAGAATACTGTGGCGAAGGTACGTAGAGTTAATAAACCTTATGCTAGAAAGATTCAAATCCTCACGGTCATGGAACAACGTGCAAAAGTTATGGGGAAGAATCAAGTCGTAGCTATTGCTAAGAAAGCAAAATTAGATTTAAAAAGGAAACACAATGCCTCTAACAAGTCAAGGTAAAAGAACCTTAGAAGAATTTACAAGAAGATATGGACCAAAGAAAGGTAAAAATATTTTCTACGCCATGATTAATGATGGCAAATTAAAAAAGATGGAAGTAAAAGAAAAGCCAACTAAAAAGAAAACTACAAAAAAGAAAAAGTAATTGGCATTTCTAAATCATAATTTACCCACCTTTAATTGTTATATTAGAGATGAGTATATGTACGACCATGAGAAAGGTCATGGAGAGTTTAGCGTCTGTGATGTACACAGCGTAGCTAGTCTAGAACGAAGAGTTCCTTTGTTTGAATGTTTATTAGAAAATGGTGTGAACTGGACTAGAAGACCTATCCATGCTTTTTGTTGGAAGAAAGATGCACCCATACATAATTTAAATATACATATGTACTGGGATTGTTTTTCTCCCTACGTGGATGTTAACAGACGAAATAGACTAGCAAATTGTCGAGCAGACTTAGTAGACTACAAAGGTGTTTGGAGAAGAGGCACATACATGTTTACTCTAGACTGGGCTTGGGAAAATAAAGCAGGGATGACAGATACAAACTTTTCTGAAGACCCTGAACATAAGTGTGGACACGTGTTCAAGATGGATGATGGTAATTTCTTTATTTACCCCAACAACAGAATAGTATGGATGGATGATGCATATATTTCAGATAGATTAAAAAAGAATCCTGGATATAAAATAGACCAAACATTTTATACTGTAGAGAATACTAGAGATACAGAAACTACTGACGATTCTTATATGACAGAGTTTAAGAAAGAGGGAGGTTCTAGTTACGATAGCGGTAAAGGTCATCTTTGAAAATATTCTTTGACCACATTACAGGAAAGCTAACGAACTATGATTTTATTTATTCTTTAGCATTAGCAAAATTTAATGAAGATGAATATTGTTATGCTTTTGAAAATGGATGGATTCCTTTATCATGGTATTACACACCTTTAAATGAACTCACTTGGATTAATGCCAGAAACACGAGACTACAATTAAATAAATTTACATTTAGTAAAAAACAAAAAAAGACATTACGAAAAAAAGATATTACGGTACGAATATACGATAAGTTAGATGACACACTTTTCATTATTATTTCCAATATTTATAAAAAATATATTAAATATAAAAAGTTTCATGAAAAAAACTTTGAAGAAGAAAGCGAAGTATTTGAAAGACAAGACTACATTGATTGGAAATATTTTATCTATTATTACAAAGATAAACCGGTAGCGTTTACAGAAGTTAAAGTTTTTAATAGCAAACACGTTCTAACAGGCCAGTTTGCTTGGGATTATCAGAATCCAAAATTAGGAATGGGAACTTATGCGACTTTATACGAGATAGACTGGTCTATAAAAAATAAGTGTAAGAAATATTATTTATCTTATGGTTACGAAAAAAGTAATTCTTATAAATCTAGATTTGATGGATTTGAATTTTGGAATGGTCGAGGTTGGATAGATAATAAAAGTTTATATAAAAAATTATGTGAGTATGATACGGATGTAGAATCTTTATCAGACTTAAATAAATATCAACGTAAATATTTTGAGGTTATAAAATAATGCCACTGTATTCTTTTAAAAATAAAAAGACAAGAAAAGTTTGGGATGAGATATTATCTTTTGAAGAAAGAGAAGAATTATTAAAAGATAAAAATATAGAACAAGTTCTTACTGCACCTATGTTAGGTTTTATTGAAAGAGCAGAACATAAAGGTAGAGACCAAATGATAAATGCTGCTCGTCAAGGTATGAAAGAAAGACAAATAGAAGAACAAGTAGGTATTAGAAAATCTCCTGACTGGTTAAAAGAAAGAACAGAAAGACATTTACAAAAGGTAAGAAATGTTAGTTCCTAGTGATAATAAATCTGTAGATTTAACAGATAAACAAAAAGATTTTTTAGATGCTTTGTTTGGTGAAGCTAATGGAGACCCTAAACTTGCAGGAGAGATTGCAGGATATTCTCATTACACTGTTCCACTAAAAGCATTGAAAGAAGAAATCATAGATAGGGCAGAACAAGTTTTAGCAGGATTTGCACCTAAAGCAAGTATGCAAGTTATTAACACTATGGGTTTAGAAGAGAGTACAACCCCCGGTGCTAATGTTAGATTAGAAGCAGCAAAACAAGTTTTAGATAGAATAGGATTAGTTAAAAAGGAAAAGATAGATGTCAATGCAAAAGTCGCACACGGAATCTTCATCCTCCCCCCTAAGAATAACCAGACGTAGAGTATCTAGGATTATTCCTTTTGGTTACGAGGTATCAGAAGAAAACGATAAACTATTAGTAGAAGTTCCTGAAGAAATAGAACTTTTAAATAAAGCAAAAAAATTTATAGAAAGTAATTGTAGTTATCGAGAAACTGCAGAATGGTTATCTCATCATTCAGGTAGAACAATTACAGGAATGGGATTACGAGAAGTGTTAAAAAGGAAAATAAATAAAGGGTGGTAGACGAACCTAAACCTAAAAATACTGGTAGACGTAGAGTAGCTGACTTAAATAAAACTTTAACAGTCAAAGAAAAGAAAGCTAAAAAATCTGCACAAGAAAAATTAGCAGATAAGAAGAAAGAATTAGTTAAGGCACAAAAGAATTATTGGGCTACAAAAAATAGTCTAAAAGAAATAGATAAAGTTTTTACAGGTGAAAAGAATCTTATTGAAGAAGATAAGATAGAGGACACAACACCTAGCATTAGAAATGCAATAAAAGAAAAAGAAGTTATCTTTGAACCTAATGATGGTCCTCAAACAGAATTTTTAGCAGCATCAGAAAGAGAAGTTTTTTATGGTGGTGCAAGAGGTGGTGGTAAATCTTACGCTATGTTAGTTGACCCACTTCGTTATTGTGATAAACAAAAACATAGAGCATTGCTTATTCGTAGGACAATGCCTGAACTAAGAGACTTAATAAATCATTCTCAACAGCTATATCCAAAAGCATACCCTGGTGCTAAATGGAGAGAACAAGAAAAAGAATGGAAGTTTCCATCAGGTGCTAGAATAGAATTTGGATATGCAGAGAATCTAACAGATGTTTTAAGATATCAAGGACAGTCATATACATGGATTGGAATTGATGAATTACCACAATACCCCACACAAGATATCTATAATTTCTTACGTTCATCTTTAAGAAGTGTAGACCCTGAGATTCCAGTGTTTATGAGAGCTACAGGCAATCCGGGAAATGTTGGCTCACAGTGGGTTAAGGAAATGTTTGTTGACCCTTCTACACCAAACACTAAATTTGATATTGACATTAAGACACCAACTGGTATAAAAAAGATATCAAGAAGATTCATTCCTGCTAAACTACAAGATAATCCATATCTTATGCAGACAGATGATTACTACGCAATGTTAGCATCATTACCTGAAGTACAAAGAAAACAATTCTTAGATGGTAACTGGGAAGCGTTTGAAGATTCATCTTTCCCTGAATTTAATAAAGATGTTCATGTAGTTAAATCTTTTGATATACCGAGAGGTTGGATGAGATTTAGAGCAGCAGACTGGGGATATAGTTCACCTGCTTGTTGTTTATGGTTTGCAATAGATTTTGATAATAATATTTTTGTTTACAGAGAATTGTATACAAAAAAACTAACTGCAGATTTATTTGCTCAAAAAGTATTACAGTTAGAAGAGGGTGAGTATATTCGTTATGGAGTTCTCGATTCTTCAACATGGGCTAGACGAGGAGACATAGGTCCTAGTATTGCAGAGACAATGGTGCAAGAGGGATGTCGTTGGAGACCGTCTGATAGGAGTCCAAGAAGTAGAGTAGCAGGTAAATTAGAATTACATAAAAGATTAAAGTTAAATGAAGATACAGGATTTCCTACATTATTTATTTTTGATAATTGTATAAATTTAATTAGAACATTACCCATGTTACCGATTGATAAAAATAATCCTGAAGATGTAGATACTCATGCAGAAGACCATGCTTATGATGCACTTCGATATGGTTGTATGAGTAGACCTGTTCATCCAGTCTCACAAAAGTTTCATGACTTTGGTGTTGGCCAAACTAAGGATGTAGTGGCAGATAAAGTTTTCGGATATTGAGTTGCTTATCTTTACTTGTTGCAGTATCAATGCATGTAGGTTTAGAAAATAATTATAATTCCATACATCCTCATGCTCGATGTACAATAGACAATACTATCTTAGGAGCATACTATAATAGTGAATATAATATAAGTTCTTATATAGGTAAAACTTATAACCATAATAATTTAGAAATAGAGTATGGTTTAGTTACAGGATATACTGGAGCAACTATAGCACCAATGCTAAGAATTAAAAAAGATAATTTTTTTATAGCTCCTGCTTATGAGGTTAGTGAAAATATTGGTGTGGTTTTTGGATTAGAGTTTGAATTGAAATGAAAGATATTAAAGTAGGATATAAAAGTTATAAAGTAAAAAACTTAGATTCTATTGTATCTAAATGCAATGAAATAAATGGACAGTTTCTTGCATCAGATGGAATGATAGCTTTATCATCTACAGAAGATTCTGTGTCTCATGTTAATACTTTAGTGCATGAAATATTACATGCTATTGTATTTCAATGGGGAATAGAATTAGATGAGAAAGAAGAAGAAAAAATTTGCAATACTCTTGCGAATGGACTAACGACTGTATGTGTAGATAACCCTTGGTTGTTACCTTACATACAAAAACAATTAAAAGGAGAAAACTAAAATGGCAATCATGAAGAAATATGTACAAGGTGAATTACCTGAGAACATGTATGGAAACGAAGCTGCAAAGCAAGGTGATTCCAAGACTAATGTTGTAAAAGGTGGTTCAGCTTTTCCAGCTGACTATGCTGAAGGTGGAGTAAACAAAGACTTCCCTAAAGAAAAGAAAGCATATGTCGATGGAAAAATATTCACAATGGCAGACGAAAGAGACTATTAAGAGGTAAATAATGCCACATTCAAATACAGGTGGCTTGACTTCTGAATCTGATGAAGTAAATTCTTTATCAGA